ACTGTGGCCATCACCATCACCGACGCGGATTCGGCGGGCGCGCACGGCGCGCTGAAGTTCGCCGATTTTGGCGCGGGCCTGGTCCGCATCTTGGGCGGCATCACGGACCTAAGCCTCACCGCTGCGGCGGGCATTGGGGCGACGGGGGCTATTGTTTGCGGCGTTGGTACGGCCACGGTCGGGACTGACAACGCGACGCTGACCGGCACAGAGCAGAACATCATTCCGTCCACGTCTGTGACGCTGGCGGCCTCGGCGGGCTCGCTCAAAGCCGAAACCACGGCGACGGAAGGGGCGGTCACGCTGGACGGCACTGACACGGCGGCGGACCTGTTCTTGAACATGGCCGTGAGCGCCACCGACGCCACCGCCAATTCCACCGTGACCGTCTCCGGCTCGATCCGCATCACTTGGGTCCAGTTGGGGGACAACTAACCCCCTAGAGCGCTTATCCCCCTGACCGCATTGGGCCTTATTCTCACGGCCCATGAGCACGATTGCGACTGGAACCCGCCAAGCCCTTCGGAAAGGCCATATGCGCCAGATCGGCAAGCGCTTGCGTTTGCCGAAGCCGCCTAAGGCGGTGATGGATGCCGCCACGAAAGCGGGGGAGGGGGCTTACCGCCTTTCCCGCAAACTGCCGAAGGTTCGCCTGCAGAGGCCGGCCAACCCATTCAAGGCGGGGACATCGGCGACGCTGCGGCGGGCTTCGCAGGCGGCCAAGACGATGGGCGGGGCGGCGGGGGTTCTCGCCGCCACCCCTGGCACGGGATACATTGGCGGGGCATTGGGTGGGCTTGCCGCCGGGCCGAAGGGCGCAGCGGCTGGCTTTGCTGGTGGGGCCGCTCTCGACTACGCCGCGACCGCCGCTCTCGGGATGATGGCAGGCCGCCGGGCCAAGCTTGCAGGCTACCTCTCCCGCCGGAAGGAACGGAAAGAGGGGGTGTATAAGGCGCGGGCGAGCCTGCCGGCGCCGAAGACTGCGGCCCAAGCGCGGCGGCGGGCGGACCTCTATGATCGCGTCACCGGGCGCGGCGCTGGCGGGAAGTCCAGCAAGGCCATTGCGCAGATGGAGGCGTTTCGCGCTCGCCAAGCCGGGAACATGCTGGAACGCGGCGTGCAGGATCGCGTGTCCTTTGAGCGCGCATGGCAAGACCCATCCAGCCTCAAAGACCAAGGCGGAAAGCTGCGGGGCGGCCTCGAACAAGACCGCGCCAAGGCCCAAGCCGCCGCCCGCCGCCGGAACGACAAGAACCGCGACGGCTGGGTGGACGGACAAAAGCCCAAAGGCGCAAAGCCAAGAAAGACGGCGGAAGCGGCAACACAAGCGCGAGAAACGCTTCGTGCGCGTGATGCAGCCGCCATTGCAAGCGCGCCTTTGGCGGCCCTGAAAGAGCGATTGCCTGGGACGGGCTATAAAGAAGGCGTCGAGAACCTTTCTGACGGGATGCAACGCTTAATTGCTTATGATCGTTTAGTTTCACGAAGGCTGGCGACAGAAGTTAAAACCGAAAAAGAATTAGCCGAGCTGTTATCTGGAAACTACGGTCGAACAATACTTGAAAACATGTCTCGGCCAAAAGCCAATGCGATTCACCGCAGAGTGACGGGAAAGCCGTTGCCTCAAAACGCAGAGGTTCGGGATGCCCTGAGAGCCGCCGCCTTCGCCGACACCACCGGCGCAAAGCTCCGCCGGGCGTCTGAAACCAAGATCGAGGCAAGCCCTGAGGAAGCGCACTCTGCGGCTTCCCATCGTCTGAAGGCCGCCCTGGACGCCCAGGACGCCAACCGGCGGGATGGGATGAAGGCTGCGGGCCGCAAAGGCTCGCAAGAGAAGAACAAGGCCAACCTCAAGGACCGGCCCAAGATCGACCGAGAAGCCGATGAAGCCCGCGCGGCTCTCGCTGACGCCCGCGCCAAGCTGGATGCCGCGAAGGAACGGCGACGGCTTGCCTCTATGCCAAGCGCTGAGCAGATGCGGGCGGAGAACGACGCCAAGATGAACGCTAGGCTTGCCGAGATCGACGGCAAGCTAAAGGGCACTCGGTACGAGCGGAAACCCAGCGAGGCCACCGCTCGCAACATCGCCCAAGCCAAAACAAGCACGCTCCCGGCGAAGTATTCCATGGGGACGCGCAGCGCAAAAACCGCGCTCATCCGCGCCGCCAAGGACGGAGACGAACAAGCCATCGCCTACCGCCTCAAGGCCCTCCCTAAGGAAATCGCCTACATGGAGCGGATCATGCGGGAGAAGCCCACGCCCGCCGATAAGGCGGCGCTGAAGCGGCTTCGGGAAGAACAGGCCCGGTTGAAGGCCGGGCGGAAGAAGATTGAGCCGATCTCGAAGGCTTTCCGCTTCGAGTTCCAGAAGGCGGATGTGTCCGGCCGCTATGTCCGGGGCTGGGCCAATGTCTGCGAGATGGACGGCGAGCCGGTGTGCGATGTCCAAGGCGATGTGATCGCCATGGAAGAGATGCGCAAGTCTGCGCACGACTACATCTCCAACGCTCGCGAGGCGAAGGCCATGCACGACGGCGACCGGATCGGGGATGTGGTGGAAAGCGTCATCATTGACGACGACTTTGCCAAGGCCCACGGCATCGGTCACGGGAAGCGCGGCTGGTGGATTGGCATGGAGGTGCATGATCCTGAGGTCCGCAAGCGGGTCGCCTCAGGCGAACTGCGCGCCTTCTCCATCGGGGGATCGGGCAAGCGCACGCCGATGGAGAAGCGGGGCGAGGTCGCCCGCTATGTCGCCAAGCCGCGCCCTGTGGGGCTTCTAGGCCTTGTGCGGGAGCGCCCGAATAAGCCAGCGGCCCGCGCCGTCAGAAACTACAGCGCCCAACCGAAGGGGCCTCTGGGCCTGATCCGGGGCACGATCCAACGCGAGAAGGCGAGGGGGCTAGCTCCAAAGCGCCGGGAACGGTCGCGCCTTGGGCTCAAGATCCAAGCCGGTCTTGTTGCCGGCTCTATGATCGGCATGGGCATGGCCACGCCGAACATCGTCTTTAATCAAGCCATGCAGTACCGGGACTCGGCAATGAGCCAATCGGTGCAACGCATGGCCGATCACGCCCGCCAGTATCGCGAGCAGATCGCCAACCTGCGCAAGCGCCGCCGCCGCGCCTGACACGCGACACAACAACCAGCAACCCCCAACCCCGCCCCTCACCGGGCGGGGTTTCGTTTGGAGCCTATGGGCCAATGACCACCCCCAAGCTCAAGAAACGCCTCAGCGACATGAAGATCACTGAGGTCTCCCTGGTGGACGAACCCGCCAATCAGCACGCGCGAAGCGAGATCGTGAAGCGCGCCCAACCCCTGACAACCCAGGAGCACACCATGCGGAAGTACGCGCAAGACACCGATCTCGACTTTGAAGACGAAATCGAAGACATTGAAGACGGCGCCGAGTTCGACGCCGATCCAGAAGACGGCGACGAAGGGGAGGGCGATGACCTCACCGAAGACGACATCGCCGATCTTGAAGAGGCTTTCGCCATTGTGGAAGCCGCTCTGGAAGAAGATCCCGAAGACGAAGGCGTTACCAAAATCGCCAAAGCGCTTTCTTTGCTTCCGGCCCTGCTTGAAGCCCGCGACGTCCTGACGGACGCCGTAGTGGAAGCCGGGGAAGAGATCGCCAAGCGCGACACGCGACTTTCGGAGTACGAAGACCAGATCCGCAAGATGGGCCGCGAGCCTGTCGCCAAGGCGGCGGAAGAAATCGACGTGGCGACCTTGCCGGAAGCCGTCCGCAAGCAGCTCCAAAAAGGCGAAGTCGCTCTGGAAGCTGTGGCGAAGATGATGGCCGAGCGGGAGGAGTTCGAGCACATCGAAAAGGCCCGCCGCTCTGGCATCGGTCAGCCCGAAACCGTCGGCCCGCTTCTGATGCGGGTGGCGAAGGGCCTCTCCGGTCAAGCGGACGCCGCGGTGCTGGAAGACATCCTCAAGCAGGCCCAAGCTGCGATTGAAGCCTCGCCGATGCTCAAGACCCTGGGCGAAGCGGGCCATGATGCCAGCATCGACGCCCAAATCGCCCAAGCCGCGGAAGACATCCTCAAAGCGGCTCGGGCCTCCGGCCAAGACCTCACGAAGGAACAGGCGATCGCCAAAGCCTTCAAGGAAAACCCCCAGGCTTATGCTGAGTATCAGCGCTCCCGCCGGGGCTGATCTCCCAACCCTTCAACCCATCCAACCAATGACCTGAGGCGTTTGCGCGCCTCAGGGTGCAGGAGTTTGCCTCATGGCTGCTTACTCTGACGCGCACCGCCTGACCCTCGTGGCCGGCGCGGACCTGCGCACTCACCAATACAAATTCGTCGCGCTCGGCTCGTCCGGAACCGCCGGCCAAGCGGTTTTGGCCAGCGCCGCGGGCATGCCCACTCTTGGCGTGCTCTACAACAAGCCGAACACGGGGGAAGAAGCCCTCATTATCACCGGCGGCAAGGTCAAGGTGAAAGCCGGGGCCTCTATCTCCGCGGGCGCCCTGGTGACGACCGATGCCTCTGGCCTCGCCGTGACGGCCACGGCGGGCGGTGTGGCGTCCACCGACGTCACCGGCTCCAACATCGTCGGCCAGTATCTCGGGGCTGCCGCCGCTTCGAGCGGCGACGTTATCGAAGTCCTCGTTGGGGGCCGCATCGGCGTCCAGCCGTAAGCCCTTCCTCCTTCACATCTAAGCTATGAAAGGGATAGGCGATGCCGTTCCTCCCCTCTGACGTGCATGTCAACACGCCGCTGACCAACTATTCGGTGGCGATCATCCAAGACAAGGCGAAGTTCATCGCCGCCAACGCTTTCAGCATGCTCCCCGTGCAGAAGCAGTCGGACGTGTTCTATAAGATCCCGCCGGGGGCTTTCCACCGCCGGGAGGTCAAGCGTCGGGCTCCTGGGGCTCCGGTTGAACGGGCGAACCTCTCGCTCGAGACCGACACCTATCGCTGCGACGCCTTTGCGCTCGGCACGGAAGTCCCGGACGAAACCCGCGCCAACGCCGATGCGGCGATCAACCCCGACTTCGAGGCGACGGAGTTCTTGACCCATCAGGCGCTTCTCAACCGGGAAAAGGCCTTCGCCACGACCTTCTTCACCACCTCGGTGTGGACGGGCGATCAAACCGGCGTCTCGGGCTCGCCGTCGTCCAATCAGTTCAAGCAGTGGAACGACGAAACCTCGACCCCGATCGAGGATGTGCAGCGCTATTCGACGGTCATCCACCAGCGGACGGGCTTCCGACCGAACACGATGATTGTGGGCCGC